ATAAGGAACACCGGGCGCCGGGTAAGGCGGGCTGGTGTCGTATGCCGTTACTGTTGTATTCCCGACATAACCAACACCCGGCCCTTTCTTCGAAAAGATCGCGGCCCCAACCTCTGTTGAAACGCCACCTGCAACACAAACATAAAGTTTGTGGGGCGTAATAACAACACCGCCAAACAAAATTGTTGTGCTCGCGACGGTTTGCGAGATACTCACAGTCCACGTTGAGCCCGCACCGCTCACAACGGTGGTTCCTACTGCCACACCGGGGCCGCTTACGGTTTGGCCATTGGCGACCGTCCCAACGAGAGAGCCAGAGATTGATAGCGTGGTTCCGGAGATGCTAGCGGTGGCCGTTGCGTCTGGGTTGAAAGCAATCGGGTATTCGTTCGGGTTTTCGGTTGTGTAACAACTCAAGACACCGGATACCGCCAACACTTGCGCGCGGATCGAAGCCAATTGTGTATTTGAATTCGCCGCGACAGAGCCTTGTCGGCGCGTTTCGAACGCGGTGCGCGACTCGACGGCATTCCCTACGGTGCCCGAAGAAATCGAAACACTATCCCAACCGTTGATGGCCTGATAGATCGACAGCGAAGAGGGCACCGCGAAAGGACCGGGTTGTGTATTCGCGAATGACAAAATGATCGATCCGCCGATTGGTATTGTTCCGGCGGCTGTGCAGGAATATTGATAGCCGGTTGAATTGTCGACCAACAACGCGCCAATCGGAATAATTACGCCCGTTAAACCTAAACACTCGACTTGAACCAGTGTCGATTCGGCCGGAATTCTTTCAAGGAAATAAATTCGACCAATCGCATCTTGCATGCGACCTGCGGCATAAGCCGGATCGATTCCATTGAACAACGCTAAAAACTGATCATAGCTGTTGCCAATTATCGCCGTTTCGCTATTGGCAAGTTGCGTTTCAGGGAAGCCATTCCCAAATGCCAAATTACCACCGAACGCCGCATTGATATCGGCTGTTGCACCAACCAAAATTTCACTTTCGTCAGGTGCAACCGGTCCCGTTAAACCGAACGTTATTGCAGGTACATTAGTAGACATCAGAAGCCCGCTATTGTCAAAGCGCCGGCCGCGTCAACGACTTGCACTTGGCCAGAAAATATGCCGTCTTTAAATGACGAAACAAACGCGCGCGCAGAAACAACCTCTGGAACAGTTTCTGCAGCCGCGACTAAATTTGCTTTTATCAATGAAAGCGGCGGCGACTTTCCGAGAATTTGTTCATAATAAGGAATCCCCAAATCGATATTGTAATAATTTTCGCCTTTAAAAGCTTTTATTGCGCACGCCGCGCCTTGCGCCAATGCATAGGGATTTTTCGCGACAGCGATGTGGCGCGAAGCATCAACGCACAAATCCCAATCTTCAGTATCGATCAAAAGTGTATCCATTATGGCAATGGGTCCGTTGTCGGAATCGTCGAGCCACCCGATTGAACGTTTGGCACATTGTGGTTGTGAGTGCTGACTGAAATTCCATCCGCGACAACATCATCATCGAAGACCGCGCCGCCATGACCGACAACGTTTCCAACAATTTCAATGGTGGGCGCTTCAATATTTATTTTTGTCGGCGAATGCAGCGTTATCCCTGCTGTATTGAACTGAACATACTGCGTTGGAACGCCGTTGAGCATTCCACCAAAATACATCGCATCAGCCATCGCAAAGCGTCGACCAGAACCAGGATTCGATTGGGCTCTGTTCGCTTTTACGCTGTTGATGTCGTGGTCCGCAAAAACCGCTGGGCCAATATCGCCAACCTGCGGATCGAGAATCACCGCATTGGCACCGCCTTGAATTCGCAAATACGGGACGTTGTGAATAATTCCATGCGGCGTAGCGTTACCATTGCCATCAACTTGATTAACTAACGGCAATATATCGACAAAGCCGACCGGCGATAAATCGCCTGTGTTCGTCACCGCAACGACTTTTACCAGTGAAGCGGTATTCGCTTTCCCCAATAATTGTTGCACCAAAAAACAAAGCGCGTTAAATTCTGATCCGCCATCAGTCGGGCTTTGTTGTCCGCGAAATGCCATTATGTGATTGCCGTATAACCGGGTGGCGTCAAAATTAACGCGGTGGTCCAATTGCCGTCAGGAATTTCTGCTTCAACGTCATGAATTAAATTTTGCACAGTCCAAATTCCATTGGCCGGTGTTATGGTACTTTGCACTTGTATGCGTCCGCCAAAATTTATTTGCGGATTAAAAACGGTGTGCAAGCCGAGAAAACCCGAACCGGACGGATAAGGATAACCAATTAAGCCAGTCTCAGCCGATATCAACGGAATCGTACCAGCGCGAGAGCCACCTTTCGGCCAGATCGCGAGAATTCCATTGTCGCCATTATTCCATTCAATCCCAGCTTCTTTGATGCAATCACGAACTTGCGAGAGCGCCGAACCACTGTAATAAGGATTGCGCAAAATAACATCAACGCCGTTATTTTCGAAATTTTTCCCCATCTGCACCGCGAGACCTTGCAACACCGTCGCGGCGCTAATCGATCCTTTGTAACTGGTCGCCGGAACCGTCAAAACCGCTTCATACAAAAGCGAAAAAGCATTAACACTGAAAAAGGCTTCCGGTGCCGCGCCGAGGTTGGTGTAGGCTTGATTGATCGTGCCTTGGAAAATTAATCCAACACCCGATTCATCACCGGCCGAAACCGTTATGAAATTCCGTTGCGGCCCTTCTACGTAAATTGGTGTCTTGCCGAGCGTAGACAGTTGATTCATCAAGTCCAAGCTCATACCATAAATTCGAAGTTGCAGCGCGCCTTGCGAATACAATCCGCCAGCTTTAATGATGTTTGCTGAAACGCGATAACCTTCAAGAATGACTTTGTTTTTATCGGTTCCTGAAAATGTCGGTTGCGACGTTACATTTCCAGAAATATCAACCGTTGCGGCTAGCTGAAAAGTAACGGTTATTATTTTTCTTGTAAAAGACATCAACCGGCGCCATTCAAATCAGAAGTTTCGAGATAAATAAAAATAAAGCGCGTTCCTAGGCCGGTGTAATAAGGATCATCGGCGCCTTGCAAATCGTAAAATCCCAAATCGCCAATAAATCCTAAATAAAGATCGCGCACAATTCGATTTAAATTCTGACAAATTACGCCGCCAACAATCAAATTGTCAGAAACGTATAAATCACAATACATTCCTGTCGAGCGCTGTTGAATGTTTATGCGACAATTTTGCCCGGCAAGTGCAATGTTTACACTTTGATTCGGAACAGCTTGCAAAGGGATTTGTTGCATTATTGAAATCCCAATACAGAATAATTCACCAGCGGTTTGCTGAAGCCGGGTAAATTGTCGATGTCCAAAGGTGCCGCAGAATTTGCGGCGGGTGTTGTCGGCGGAACGCCCGGAACAGAGGTTGGTTGAACAACGCCGTTATTGCTTTGTGGCGCGCCGGTCGGCTCGGCTGTGCGCGAAAACGCGCTCGTTGCTGTATCACGAACCTGTTGCAAAATAATCGTCGGCGTCAACAAACTTACGCCGTTTTGTGCGTGGCGACGGTATTCGTAGCGAACGATATTTGCATTGGTGTAAATGATTTCTGGCGTTACAACGTCATACAACTCCAGCGATCCAGCCACTTGTTTTAGGGCTTGCAAAAAGCTGCTTCGTTCCGATTCCGAACCGCCTTTCGTCAAGATTACGCGAATGTCATACGGAATTTTAACTTTGTTGTAAGATGCGAAATTTCCCTTTTCGATGGGATAAGTCGGAATGTGCCACTCATCACGGTAATCAACAGCAACGGCGGAATCCGCTTCTAAAACAATTTCCCCGTCTAAAAAAATTCCCCAACGTACCGGAGCGCTAATTAATGCAGCAACAGCATCTTCCACCATCAAAATCGCGCCCGCAATAATGACTTGCGTTTGTCTCGATACCGGTGGAACGCCCGGCGCAATCGGCACAACAGGATAAATAATTGACATCAAGCGAGCCCATAATTTGCCATCGCGGCCATATCGAAATATTTAGTCACCGGCTTCGCAATATCGCGCGCGATGCCATTGGCATCATTCGCTTGTGTTTGAACGCTGATTTGGCCGATGTGAACTTCGGATTGTACACGATTTCCAGAACGACCAAACGCATTGCCGCGAGAAGAAACCGCAGCATTAATCAAATCTGGATTAACTTGGCCACGACCGACTTCAATGTTTGTGATGCCTTGCATCAACGCTTTCAGCGTTGTCGGATCACTCAAATTTAATTTTGTGTTTGCGCCAATGCCTAATTGCTTGGAAATCGCTTGAATATACGCTTTTGTGTTGTTTTCGTTTTCCGGCGCAAATTTGCTGATAATCGTTCTGATCGTATCGATTCCGCGCGCTGCATAAAGCTGTAATTGATTTTTTAGCGCAATCAATCCTTCTTGCATCGTGCCAAAGACAGCAAAACGGCCATTCGGTCCAGTTTCTTTTGTTGCACCTGCTTGGCCAGCAAAATTCAAGTTCCCTGGATTATTATTTCGAATTCCGCGCGGACGCTTCATTGCGGCAACAATATCTTTTGTTTCACCGTGCGTAACATCATAAAGGAAAGAACCTAACGACGTTTCTTGATTTGTTGTATTGCTCAATCCTTTATCGATAATCGAACTGAACCAGCTACCCAATCCATAACCGGCCGCGCCAGCGACACCAACACCCGCTACAGACGCGATTGCAGTGATAACAGGCAATGCTGAGGCTGCAATCGCCCCAAAGGCCGCAACGCCAGCTATAGCCATCCTAGCGAAAGAAGCGACCATGCCGATGGCCATAGCGGCTGAGAGGGCGGTTATTGCGGCCGTCAACGTAACAACAGCAGCGGTTGCGGCTTGCGGATGGACTTGGAACCACTCGCCAATTTTGACTAATAAATTGAAAACGTCGAGAAGGGCGGGGGTGAGTGCGGTTAATATTTTTCGCCCGGCATCGGTCGAGGCTTGCGCGAGTGCGCGCATTGCGGCTTGCCGTTGTTGCGCGGCTTTCGCGTCGGCTTCATTGGCATGGCCAAGGCGTTCTTGTTCGGCGAGAAGATCGCGAATTGCAGCGCGACCGTGCATTAAGACGTTGACGGTTCCCTCATCAAAACCCATTCCGCGACCAAGCGCTTGCGCCTTGGCTGGGTCCATTTTCGAAAATTTGTCAGAGACATCCAACAAAATTTCATCCAATGGGCGCAAGTGACCCTGCGCATCAGAAATTGCAACGCCAACCGCGCGGAAGAAAGGGACAACAGAAGATTGACCGGTTAAAGCCAATTGTTGAAATTGTTGCGTCAATCCTTGCATCGATCCGGCAATGCCCTCGGCACTACCGCCAGACCGTTCAGCAACTCCTTGCCAAGCGGTCAGTTTATCAACCGACAAATCAATATTTTTTGCCAAGCGGCCCGTTGCAGCGTCCGCGTTGGTCAATTGTTGGAAAAATTGTTTCAATCCAGTGCCAGCGGTAAAAACCGTCAACACAGTAATTAATTCGTTGCGAAATTTCGCAATCGATTGCGTCATCTTTTTACCGGCATCTTCAACTGCCTTGCCGGTTTTGTCGGAGCTTTTTTCTAATTGCCGCAGCTGCTCTGTGGCTTCTTTTCCTCCTTTCGATAAACCCTTCGGATCGAGACCAAGCTCAATCAGAAGGCTATCAATAATTGTCGCTGCCATTATTGCGGCTCACTTTTGTTTGCGATGATTCGGTTTTGTGCATCAACATTTATTATTTCTAATAAATCATAAATGTCTCGAATTCCATAAACCGTACAACACTCGTTTAACGTCGCATATCTTGCCGAAATAACTTGTGCAATTGTTCGCGGAACGTTTTCGTAATTTATGAATTTTGCTGTACTGAATTCGTCGCTTCCGATTTGAAGCGGGCGACGAGTGTAGAAAAATTTGTGTGTAATTCGAATACCTCTTTGCGAAGCTGAAGCAACGTTGCGACCTCTTCGAAATCTTCCTTGAGCCAAGCGCGCTCAACGTCCGGGTGTTTTGGATCGGGCATTATTTTCACACAAGTCATCATTTCATCGAGAAGCGGTTCTGCATCGGCGAAATTGATGCCGCCAATAGCTTTGATGGCGAGTGTCGCAACACCGGCCATTCCCGCTTCTTCAATCCCATCCGGAATTTCAACACCGGATTTTGCCAATCCCAAAAGTAAACGCGTTGCCCAGCGCTCGGCTTGCATCGCGTCCATTTCGGTGATTTTGAAAACTTTCCCTTTGTCGCGACCTTCCGCTTCAATTACGACCAGTTTTGTATGACGTGCCATATTACACCACAGCCGGGCTGACCGACTCCCAAGTGATACCGAATTTACGCGGTTGAAGGGTTTTCTTTGCTGTTGGCATCGGATTATAGCTTGTCATGATGCCATTTTTCATTATCCATTGCGTACCAATACTTGGCAGGCGAACAATACCTTGAATCTGATATTTTTCTTGGATTTGCTGCTCGGCGGCATAAATGTTATCGAAAATCAAATTCGACAACGAATCGGCCTGCAACATCACATTCCACTTAATGGCAACATGAATAAAGCCGGAAGAAAGTTTTCCATCGACACCCATCGATACTTCGGCGGAATCGATATCCTCTGCGCCAAAAATGTCGTCGGCAGAAAACCCCTGCAACGGAATCGGAGCGGGGATTAAATTGATAACGCTGATCATAACAATACTGTTGGCAGCGGTAATTGAGGCCATCGCGCGGCTCCTTATTGAACGTCAGTTGAAGAAATAACGAGTTTGCGAACAGAGCCGCCATCGGTATACCAAAAATTGATCGGCGGTGAACCACCCGCTTGACGAACAATCGGCGAGGCATCCAACACTTGCAAATACCAACCGCGATTTTGCAAAATCGTGTCGATCTTCGCCCCGGCAGCCGCATTAACCTCGGCGATCTGCGCAGCAGACAGCGTTACACCGGCTTGAATTGCACCGAAGTTAACCGCTGCATTAATCGGATCAAGCATGGCCGCTTCGATGAGCGTGCGACCGAAAGCGTTGTAAGGGATCGCCAGCGTGTTAGCAAACAACGTCATACCAGCCAATTGCAAACCGTTCGAAAGCCAAATCTGATTCACATACGCGCGAATTGTTTTGTAATCACCGGAAATCTGACCGTTGTAGAGCCAAATGAATTGATCATTGGCAGTAGCGTAAGCACCATAAAAGTTATAGCCGTTCGCCAAAAGATTCGCGGCAATCGTCTCGTTGGTGACGGAAGGCGTTAAACCGGATTGCGATTTGAAGGCCAAATCTGTGTTGCCGTTTTGCTGCGTGAAATCGATTGAAGCGATTGCGCCGGAGATGAACCATTCTTTAAATTCATCCGTCGCTTGCCAAACCAACGCGGTGCCGCCGTAATTGCCTTGCTGCAGCAAATAGCCCAACGAGTTAGTCGCCGGGTTAATGCCTTGCGGCGTCGTGTCGGTATCCCAGCAGATATAGGCATAACGATTATTCGATTGCGCAGCCCACAGCGCGAACAACAACTTGTTGGCATTACCGGAAGAATCCGGGTTGAATGCGGTGAAGAATGTCGCCCAATTTGTCGTCTGCGTCGTTATTGCATTCATCGCGGTGGTCGGATCGGTCGCGGCAGAACCTTGCGAAATAACGGCGCCAGTCGATTGCAGCAGTAACAAGCTCGGCGACAAGGTGCCCGTCGCAAAAGTAATCGTTGAACTGGGACCGGTGGTGTTGCCAGTAAACAAAAAGGCGCTGGCAATCGAATCAAACGTCACCGTAAACGCAGGCGAAGCGAACGCGGCTTGAATCAATGTCGCGGCATTCGAAAAACTCGTTGCCGCAGAAAGGTTGATTGTCGCTGAGGTCGCGACTGCACCGTTAACCGTCAACGAAATCGTGCCAGACAACGCTTTCAATTGCGTCAGCGTCATTGAGGCGAGGCTTCCGCCACGAAGGAAAGCCGCGACCGGCGCAGTCGGATATTGCGAAAACAAAATCGCAGCCGGCTTTACGCGCGAATCATCGAATCCACCAAAATAAATAGGCGCACCGAGGGCTTCATTAGAAGAAGGTCCAAAATAATTGCTCACATCTTCTTTTGATGCGAACGATAAAACAGAGCCAATCGGAATGCGCGTGCTCGTTGTAAGCACCAAGCCAATCAGGTCAAGAGCCTGACCGCCGGCCGAAAGCACATTCGGGTTGACATCGACAATGGCACTAGCGGGAATGCTCGGCATGAAAAATCTCCAAATCTAAATTAACAGTTATTGAGGCGGATAAGTCGCTTCAACATTGATGATAGCTATATCTAACGAGTTCGAAAAATCCTGACTCAATATTACTGTTGGGTTGAATTGTAATTCCGCACCAATAACCCAACGATCTTCAAATTGTTCTTCAGCATTAATGAATGGTATTTGATGCGGGTCTGTCGTATACAGCGGCGAGATATCGAAATTCTCTGTGCTGAATTTTTCTGTCCCGTATAAATCACGAAACAGCGTTGTGATTAATTGTGAATTATCGCCGCTAGAAGGCCCGTGAACATCCAGCTGCACACTGAATCGCGTTGCTTGCGTAACTCGGCGAGTTTTTATAAATTTGTCATAAACATCGGTATTTGTTGAAAGTCGAGTGCGCCCACTCGGCGTCATCACAACAAAATCAACAACCTTCGGCTCTGGAACGCGATTGCCTTGTGCCTTAAATACTTCAACAGAGGCTGGCAAAATTGAAAGCAAAAAAGTCCGAAGTGCCGCGAAAAGATTGTCTTCACTAACGTCTAATTGAACACTCATGAATTATTTTGCCGAGTGATAACCGCTTTCATCCAGCCGCTGGTCAAGTTCCAATTTTCCAAGGAATAAACTGTCAACCAAATTGTTCCGTTTTTCAAGTAAACCAGATCGCCACCTTTATTTTCCGGACGAACCGTACTTTCGAGTTCACCGGTAATGTACGCAACGCGCATTTCGCCGTTGATGTTCAAGCCGCTAACGTGTTGCAAATCTTTACTGCTCAACGCCTGAATCTGCATTGTGATCTTTTTCGGCGTTGCATAAGAGGGTATGCGCTTACCGCTCAACGGATCGGTTACGTAACCCGTCGAAATTTTAATGATGCCTTCAAGTTGCGGATTCACAACGCCAATGACCGGTGAAACAATCGCATGCAAATTCATTTTCCAACCACCTCAAAATCGACAGCTTGTTGCATTTGACCGGAATCGATCAACGGCTTTGTGCTCACGCCGCTCGCAGTTTCGCCGTTCTCAACACGTTGGCGCGCCTCGGCAACGGTGCGCCCGGTGACAACAAAATTCGGTCCACCTTGACTTCGCATCATCCGCAACATCAACGTGACTGGCGAAAGCGGCGGACTATTCGTATCGGTTATCGATTGCTTAAGTTGCGCCTGAATGCCTGCGCCAACGATTTTCAGCGCTTGCTGTCCATCGTATCCGGTTGCGATCAACGCTTTTGCAACAGCATCTCCCCATTTATCGCTGTTTTCTTTTATGCAATTGCGAAAGAAAGGGCGGGGCGGAATGCCGACTTTCGGCGCACCAAATTCTTGAATCGCGGCAATCATCGGAATACTCACGACTTCGCCGCCTTTTGTTTCGGTCGATCCTTCCAAAAAGCCAACGCGCAACTTTCCGCCGCTCTCAACTTTTTTAGCGATCTCGGCGAGTTTCGCTTTTAGCTTCTCGCTGGTTTCAATAAATTTTGTCGACATTAAAATTTCGGCGCATAAGGATCGGCAATAAATGGTTGCCCAGGTTCATAAATAAAACTACGAAATTGCGTCGTTGCTGCCCAAAATCTCGCGCCGTACTTCGTTTGTTGATACCACTGCGGCGTTCCTTCAGGAAATTTATTTTCAACTTGCACCGTTACCGTTCCTTCGGTCGCCGAAGAAATTCGGCCAACCAACGGTGAGGATGGCTGACCTTTCAACGGAACATTCAGCGTAATCAGATGCGCAGTCATCATACCTAACAACGATTCGCGCGTCGTCAAATTTTGAATCGGACTTTTTGGTGTGTTGTCGCAATACAATTGGGCTTCCTTAAACCAAACTTTTGCTAATTGCTCGCTCACCGAATTGGCCAATTCTCCATAAAGAACCGACCATTCATCCCAATTGAATTCGACAACACCCATGATCACGCGACCTCTTTGTCAGCGCGTTCCAAGCCCTTCGGCATTTCGTCCGGGTTCAGCCGTTCCAAGCCACTGCGAACTTTCGCTTTTTCTTTCGCTTCGGCTTTCACGCTGCCTTCTTTTTCGTGCGCGAATATCAAGCCGTTTTTGATAAAGAGCGAATCTTTATTCTGCTTCGCCCATTCTTCCCAAAAGGCTTTTGGCACGTCGGTAGTCAATGCAAAACCATCGACAATCATGCAATGCGGCGCTTTGTTTTGCGGATGAGAGAAACCGTTCAGCGTAAATTCTTCACCGGTCTCTTGAGCCATTTCGACTTCGCGTGATCCGCCGCCCAAAACCGGTTCGGTGGTTTTGATCATACGGAAAAGACGCATTTTCAAACCATTCGGCAATTTGCAAGCAACGGTTACGACCGCTGTGCCAGTTACACCAACGTTATTTGTGCTCATTTCTTTCTCCAAATAAAAAGAGGCTCGCGGCCCCGTAGTCAGCAACGAGCCAAAAATTGGCAACCGCGCCTCACAACGCGGTTGGAATCGCTCAGATCAAATGCCGATCATTTGCGAAATGGCGAAAGGCTGGCGAATTACTGCGCCCCAAGTGCCTTGAGCCATTTTTTGCTTGTACGCGGACAAATCGCGAATAACCGGGCCGGCGCGCAATTTTTCGTTGAACGCACAGTAACCAGTTTCTTGACCTTCAACAGCCGACGCGATCAGTTGAACGATTTCACCACCGGTTGAACCTTGTGGGTTCTGCGCGGAAACAACACCGTATTGCACGGCTGTTTTGATGGTGATATTCGGGAAATTCTTTTTGAGCAAATCCGAAACGTTCACGTTGAAGGAGTTTGTTGCGGTCAGCGCAACCGAGGATTTCGGCGACAGCGCCAATGTCATCACGGTGTCTTGTTCAACCAAGCCTGCTGATTGAATAACGAGTTGTGCGAACAGCGCTTGAATGTCCGCATAAACTTCGTTCGCCGTGGCGATAATGGTGGTGCCATTCATCCATGCCAATCCGCCGCCTGCTTTCACGCTCGGCGCAATCGGAGCCGCGAGACCCGGATCGTTCAGCAGACCATAATTTTGCAGGCCGGCAACGCCGTAAAAGTAAGTCAGGTTTTGGTATTTGTTGAGCGTGATAACGGCGGAATTTTTCAACTCCGCTGCCCAACCGATTTTTGCCAGTCCCGCGCGCGCCATCTGCAAATCACCGTATTCGAGAATTGTCTGATACAAATACGATTCGCGTTGCGGGAAGTTGGTATTGGCGCCCACATGACCGCCGTTCGAAAAGTCCCCATAGCTGGAGACTTCACCGGTATGTTCCACGATGGGGAACACGACGGTTACGTCTTCGAACGAACCTTTGCGCACTTCGCCGAAAATTTCGGCTGCGCGATTTTTCGCTGTCAGAATTTGCAAAATATCCGGATCAACGAATGTCGTTAAAAACGACGGAATGCCGCTGTTTGTTACGGTCACCAGCGACGGTTGCGCATCCATTGCGAGTTGATAATTTGCTTTCCATTCGGGTTTGAGAAAATCGACCGAACCGGGAAAAGTGATCCCGGCAATTTGCTCGGCTGCGATCAAATCGGCATGACGTGACATAATGATTGCTCCTATTGAAAATCAGCCGAGAACGTGGCTGGACATCTTGACCAATTCGCCGGGTGCGGCGACGGACAACGCCACAAACTTTGTCTCGGTGTTTGCGTTTACGTTGATCGCTTG